TTTGTTCCCAATGCAAATTGATATTGTTGTGATAATGTTCCGCCAACAACGCATTTTCACGCCACGTTTGCCGCCAAAAATCGTTTGGGTGTACGCCTATTAAACCAATATAATAATCGGTTAAACTTTGGAATGTTATTTCTTTGACGGCTTCGGCTTTCCCACTTCTTTTGTGTCGCCGCTTAAGCTATTGCCTAAAATTTTAGATTCCAACATTGTTTCAACAATGGCGTTTATTTTGTCCGGTTCTAAATCGTCGAGCCACGTCCCAACCTTGAAAATATTGTAGTCAATTTCGTTTCCGTTTTCCTGGTCATTTGCTAAAATACCGGCGTAAACCAACGCGCGTAAACCTTTGATTGAAATTCCTTTTGTAAATACGTCGCCAATTTCATGTAATGGAACGCCCAATTGTTCCGTAAATTCGGACCAAAAATTCATTGAAAAATGTAATGTTCTTTTTTTGCCACCGACATTGATGTCGATGTAACCTTTGTTTTTGTTTGCCATTTTATTTGTTGTTTGTCGTTAATAATAAAAAAAGCCACCGCCAAAAAATGACGGCGGCCAAAATAATAAACTTTTAAATCTTTTTAATTTGTTGATTTAGTGATTGCACCGGTAATTGTGATTGAACCGCTATAAGTTACGGCCGCTTCCATTTCCGCTGACATTTCAACACTTGACAAAAACCCTTCCGCAGTATATATAACGTCGCCGGTTTCTTCTGTTCCAAATACGCACGTTAATTGCGTTCTTGCTAATAAGAAATCCGCCATTTCAATAGCGTTTGAAGTGTCATCATAAGCAATTAAACCCTCAAATGATATTTCGCCACCTTTTACGCCGCCAATATATTCGGAAAATCCGTTTGAATCTTTTGTTGTTGCTTCCGGTGTGTCCATTGACAAAGACATTGAACAACTTGTTGTGTGTCCAACTGTTGTCCCCTCAACCGTTAAAATTAAATTTGTTCCGTTAAAAACTCCCGTTGTAGCCATATTTTTATGTTTTAAAGTTTATTAAATTTTTTGTAAATATACGAATTATTTATTTTATTCTTTCGTGATATAATTAACTCCGGCGAACTGATGAACGCCCTCGTCTTGTATTGTTATTTCGTACGCGGACCAATCCGCAATTGCTGAATCGTTTTCATCACGCCAAAAAACGTCAACGCAAAATTTATCGTATAAAACCGGTGGTGTGATTTCGTTTAAATCGTCGTCATATTCGCCGGCCGTTACAACAAAATAACCAATTTTAACAATGGCGTTTTTATGTGTTGGAAATTCGTTTCCGTCGTCGTCGGTTTCAACGCCTAAATTTCTAATTAGTGAATCAACAATTGATTCATTTTCAAATTCGTATTTTTTAACTATATGCGCCATAATTATAATGTTGTTAATTCTGTTAATTCTGTATTAGTTAGTGTATAATCATATACTCTAAAATCGTCGATACTGTTTCGTGTGCCGGTATCACTTGCAATTCTAAATTGCCCTAAACTAATATCATTATGGTCAAAAGGTATAGATGTACCGCTTGTTATATCTGCTAATTCTGTTCCATTTACATATAATTTATATGATGTATCATTAACATAAGAAATAGCTATTTTTAAAGTATCCCCTATTGAATAGCTAAAAGAATAATAATCACTATCATTATTTGAAGCATCTCGCCTTAAAACCCCTATTTGTGAAGATGACGTAAATTGAATAGATAAATATTTATTACTTGCAAGGCTATCAATAAGACTAAAAGCAACATTTGAGAAATTATCTACTTTTGCCTTTGCATAAACTGTAAAAGGATAATCTGTAAATAACGTTTGGTTTAATAAGTGGCAATTATCTTTTTGTCGTGTTTCTATTCCGGTTGTGGTTTTTATGTAGCTTGTAGGATATGAACCATTTTCAACTTGCGCACCCCATAAAAATAAACTATCATTAACAGACGAACCGGTGTTTCCGGTCACATAAATACGCGGTTCAAATGATGTTGTGTTGGCGTTATCTGTTATAATTAAACGATACCAACCATTCCCATAATTAATAATTTGTTCGGAATCCGGAATGTTTCCGGTATTGTCGAAACCGGTTGAAAATGTTTGCGTTGTTAAATCAAATTTACGATTATATATTGTTGTTCCATAATCTAAACGCAACCAACCCGTTGTTCGGTTGTCCGCCTTTACAAACAAACTAAATGTTGTGTTTCCGGTTGAAATTACCGGATTTGATGACGGCCTTGTAAAACCAAAATTTGTACCATTCGAAACAATTTTGTCGGCGGTCATTGTTCCGTCCGGCGCAATTGTTTGATTTGTAGAAATTGATGCACCATTGAAAAAAGACCACGACGTCCCCCAATTTTCGGATTGAATTATTTTATTTGTTCTTTGTGGTTCTAAAAGTAGCGTTGGGCAACCGCCACCGAAATGATCTATTCGCGGAATATTTGTTCCGACCGTTTCAATTAAACCGCCCGGATTAACCCTTGACGCGTTGCCGCTTCGTGTATAGGTAAAATCGCCGTCGCCGTCCGTTGGAAATACTGAATAAACTTTTGATGTTTTGTAACCGGTTGGAATTAACAATAATTTTGCGTCGTCTGCTAATGACATATATATTTGTTTTTAGCAAAAATACAAAAATTAAAAAAGATATTTAATAAATTATTTTTTCCAGGTTTTGACAATCTTTTCGGCTGACCTCGCGCCGAAATAACCGCCGTAAACTAATAATAAAAGACTTGACAATAAATCAATCCATTGTGGCGCAATATTAAAACCACCAATTGACGAATCTAAAATAATATATATAAACAACGTCAACGTTAAAAAAGCCAATACCATTGGCCGAATGTTTTTTGTTAAAAACGAATCCGTCGCATTGTCGGACGTCCAACGTTTTGTGACTTCTTGCATTTCAATGACATCAAATTCTAATTCCGCCAACAACATTTGTTTGTCAATTTCTGACAATTGGCCGTCATTTTTTATTTTGTCACTTAACAAATTTAAACTTTCAATTCCGGTAATGTTGCCGGCAATATCTAACAATTCCGGCGCAACTTTTTTTCCTTTGGAAACCAACCAACGTAACGCGTCGCCAACGCGCGTTGTTCCGTTTCTGTCTTTATATGATTGCTTTGCCATAATATTATTTTTTGGTATAATCCCAACGCGCCGAATAGTCGCGAATGTCTAAATGTGTGAATGTATTATATTTTCCAATTCCGCCGAAATTAATTTGGCCTAATTCGACCATTTCGCAAACTAATTCGTGAACGTCGTTTGGCGTCATTCCGTCAATTACAATGTCCGCCGCTTGACCTTTTTTGTGTCTTGAATGTTTGGCGCCTTTGACAATATTATCGTTATAATTAGCGCATCTATAACCGGAATTTATTTTAATTGGTTTTCCTACTTTGTCACGCAAAATTTGCAATTGGTCCGCCAACTTAATTAAATTATTTTTTACGTCGGCGCTAATTTTACAATTGCCACAATTACATTTAAATTCGTTTATTTTAAAATTTTTAGTCATATTTTTTAATTTTCGTTAATACAACCCTCCAATTCTTTAACCTTTAATTTTAAATTATCTAAATCAACCATTGTTTTTTCCTGGTATTTTTCAATGTAAATCAAACGCAAATTTTGTTCGGCGTCGTCCGGCAATGAACCCATTTCGCCACGTGGCCATTTAATACGAAATTCTGAATTCATTTCTAATTCAGTAGACATTCGCATTAAATTAATGTTCATTTGTTGAATTTTAGCTATTAAAGTGAAATAAACGCCGGCAATTGATAAAATACCAAAACAAATTGCGATAATTGTTTTTATATTAATTTTAAATTGTGTGTTTTCATCAATTTTTGTCATTGTCTTTATTCTTATTCAAATAATACCAACGTTGTGCAGTATAGCCTATTGAAACCGCCAATAATAATATTTTTAAAATTTCGTCAATTGCAGTAAACGAAACCATAAACGAAAATGTGTTCAATACATATAGTTTAAAATCATTCATTTTTTAGAAACTTAAAACTGTTATTAAAAATCCGTTTACTTTTAATGTTCCGATTCCGCTTGCTTGAAACTGAATTTTTGCGTCCGATGTTTGGATATTTGAATCAGTATAAAATTGCATTGTATTAACAAAATGATGTGCGCCATGTACCGAACCCAAATCCGAATGTAAAAAATGTAATTCTTTTGAAATGTCCGGAAAATATATTCTCGCGTCAACGTGTTGATTTGACGAACCGGCCGTATATTCAAAATCCGTTCTTACTACAATAATTTTTCCGTTTGGTATTTCGTCTAAATCAATTGTATTTGTTGCTGAATCCCATAAATCGCCACTAACATAAGACGGTTTAAAAGTCGTTAATGTACCGGCGCCGGCTTTGTCATTTGTTAAATCGGTCCAGGTGTCCGCTGAAATATTTATTGGCGTTGTTGCCGTTGTTGCGTCTTCATAAAACGCAAAACCGCCCAACGTGTCGTATATGTCATTAACTGACGTTT